ACTGTGAGCTTCATTCTGAGTCTCCCGTGAAAATGCTGACGATGTGTGCCACCATCGCGATGACGGTGAGCATGACGGCTGTGTCACGGGTTGAGCCTTCGAGGGTGATGATAACAAACAGGAAGCCGATCAGGATGAGAACGGCCCCGGCAAGCTCGTTGAGTGCCTTCACTTTTTCTTCTTTCGTGCTAGTGAAATGGGGCTGATAGGGGATGTCAGTAGCACGGTGACTGTTTGGACGATGGGTGTGGCTGGGGTGGTTCCTTTGCCAAACCCGTGGCGGGGTTTGACACCATGCGCTTGGCCGACAGTTGTTTGGTTTACGGTTGCCGGGATGGAATCTAATACAGGCAAGGTTGTGTCGGGGCTGGTGGTGGTGCTGGGCAGATCTGTGGTGCTGCTCGCTGTCGCGAGGGTTGTTGTCGAGCTACTCGATGCGGTGGTTTTTGGTGCTTGGTAGAGCGTGGTCGTGGTCGCGGCGACAGTGGTTGTTGGCGGCAGAGTTGTGGTCGTTGTGCTGGTCTCTGGTGGGACGGTTGTTGTGGGGGGTTCCGGCGCGACGGTCGTGGTTGTGGTGGAAGACGGAGTCGGTTCGGTGGTGGTGGTACTGGCGGGTGCGGGTTCGGTTGTCGTTGTCGTTGTGGTGCTGGTCGAGGTCGTCGTTGTTTGGACGGGCGCAGAGATCAGCTCGTCGGGGCCGGGCAGCCACACAATTTCGTTGCCGCAATGCCAGTGCGAGATATGCCACCAGCAGTCGGGGTCGAGGGTCACGGCCCGCGCGTTGTTTGAGATAAAAGAGATGCCGAGCGTTAGCACGGTGGCTGCGGCGGTTACGCCGCGCCAGTTCACTCGGTGATCAGCGGTTCCGCGGGTTCGGGCAGCGCGGCGATTTCCTCGGCGGTCAGCTCACGGGTGATAGTTTCGCCGGTTTCAGCGTCATGGAATGTGCCGAGGATAGGGTCGCTCATGGTCATGCCTTTCGGTAGCCGTAGACGGTGATGGTGCCGCCGCTCATTGTCCCGGCAAGCGGCCCAACGGTGAAACCCGTGTAAGCGGTTGCAACCTTGTGAATGCCGATCAGCGTCATGTAGGCCACACCCGAACCGATGCCGACTGAATAACAGGCCGTGTATTTGGCAAGATTCGGCCCGATTAGTTCAAGGTTCGTGCCAGCCACATTTGCATCGCCTTCGGTCACATAGCGGAAATTTGCGCCTGCTGCGTCACCGTATGTGCTGACGGCTCCCGCACCGAAATTGGCGTACACGATTTGATACGCGTAGCTCGCGGTCGATGATCCGAGCTGCAAGTAACCGTCATTGCCCGCAGAAAAATTGCCACCCGACCAGATGATCTTGTAGTTGTCATAGGTGCTTGAAAAGCAGTTGCTAACGGTCACGCTAGAAACAGCCGACCCGACAGTCGTACTAGTGACATACACAAGACCGGCATTAGCCAAATAAGTGTTGGTGTCCGTCGAGGTAAGCACCTCGTTAGTGGTGAATGTTTTGACGGCCATGTCAGAATCCTAACTTGTTCTGGTCGAGCTGTCCGTAGACAGTGTTCCCAATTCGGAAAAATGCGTTCTGCGTCGACGACGAAAGGTACAGGTTGACGCGCCAGTCGGTCTGATTAGCCGAGAACGACAGTCCCTCAAGGATGCAGTAGTAGGTCGTGCCACGAAATGTGATGCTGACCCCTTGGTGAATGTTTGCCGGGTCAGCCGCGGTAATCGCCCAATAGTTGCCACCCGACACAGCACCAGTCGTGGTGAGACCATACGGAACGGCTGTCGCAAGGTTCAATTCGGCTTTGACATACCCGGCAAGGTTCGCGGCCTCAGTAGTCGACCCATTGATCGTCGAGATGGTCTGCACATAGTCACCCGTCCCCGACGACTGGTCAGCCAGCCCGGATGCCTGCACCACAACCTTGGTGCCATAGTTCTGGGCCGATGACAGGAATTCGATCTCCGAAAATGCCGCGTTATTCAAATCTGGGTTGTCTGAAAACGCGAGGATGGCGGCCCCCAAGTTGGGGTCGTTGCGGCCCGACAAACCCAATTTGGTTTTGAATGACTGCGGCGCACCGTAAAACGACGACCCGGTGTCAATGACCGTCCCCTGCTCGGTAGCCATCAGCTGGTTGACGGTGTCGCTGATTTGCCCGGTCAGCGTCTGGGCCGTGGTGGTTGACCCCCAGCCGCTTGACACCTCGACATTGTCAGACCCGCCTAGCGCAGTCTGAATGGCTGTTGCCATGGTTTGAGTGCTAGCCCCAGCCGTCGTGGTGATCGTGGCTGTTCCGCGGCCTGCTTTGGCGTAGCCCGACTCAATGGTCAGTTCGTACGAGTCATAGGCCGTCGTGATGCCATACAGCACCCGCCAGTCGGATACATACCCATAGAAAGTTGCCGTCGATGTGCCGTTAGTGACCACCACGCGAACCTTGTTCCCGATCTGCGGCGGGTATGTGATGCTCGAGGGTGAGCGTCCGGTAATGAGGCAGGTTGATCCTGACCACTGGTCAGTGATGTTTGAACGGCCAGACGACCACGACACGGACTGCACATAGGGCAGCGACCCGAACGGGGTGATATTGCTGTCGTAGTACGACACCACAACGGTCGGCTTCGTGGACATTTACGAAACCTTGATGACCTTGGGCAGTGTGCCGTTCCGCTTTGCCCAAGTCACCAGAGCCTCGACCACCTTGTCGGGGTCTGCGCTGGTGGCCTGAATCGTCACATTCATGGCCTGACCCTGTTGCACTGCGCCGACGGCCTGCTGTGCGCCGAGAATGGCGGCCCCGTACTGCTGACCGGCTGACGCACCACCCAACAGGTTTCCGTACGACGCAACCGTATTGAGATCTGAGTTCAGCTGCCCGACGGTCATGCCGCCAACACCAGCCAAAATATCTTTGGCGACTTGTGCGCCAGCCACCGGGCCAAGGTTCAACAGCTGCTGCAACCCGGCAGGCTCGAGACCGTTATCGACCAGTTGCTTGAGCGACTGCGAAAAGCTGATAGCCGCGCCGATCTGCTCACGGAACGATTCCGTGTAGGTCTTGCGGTTCTTCTGGGCTGTGCCTACCGCTGTCTCGGCTTTGGCGACCCGCTCCATAGCGTCTGCCAAATCGTTGGCATCGGCCACGGTTGTCTGCCCGGTGGCCGCGTCAAACACGACGGTCTGCAGCTTGGCCAGCTCTTCGTAGGCGGCCTTCCGTTCGGCCAGTGCGTCGTTGTAGGCGGTCTCACTGTCGTTAGCCCCCGAAACCGCGTCAGAAAGGCTTACATACGCGCTGACGGTATCCCTGAGAGAGTCGCGGTAATCGTCCGATGACCGGGTGAGCGCGTCCAGTTTGTCTTGGGCGGCCTGCAGTGCGTTAGCCAGCGTGATCTTGTTGGCTTCAGCCAGTGCTTTGGCGGCGGCGGCAGCCTTCTTGCGGGCCTCAAACGCGGCAGTTTCCCGCTTGGCTGTGATGTCATTGAATGCCCCGCGCTGGGCCTGCTCGAGCATCCTGAAATTAGCGGCCGACGATGTCAGCGTCGAGTTCAGGGTCTCGGCTGACTTGTCTGCGTCGTTCGTGTTCTTGATGAAAATCGACCACGGAGCCTGCGTCGCGATCAACGAATCACGGATGGTGGTAATGGTCTTGGACAGCCAGCCGTGTTTTTGGGCTGACTCGTTGGCGGCCTGTCCCAGCTCGACGGTCTTGTCGATGACCGGCAGCAGGGTCTGGTTCAGGTAGTTGCCGGTGATTTCGGCTGCGTCCCCGATGACAAGACTGAGTTTCTTCCAGCCACCGTCAGCACCTTTGGCGGCCTCTTCCGCGGCACCCTTGACAGCGGGCTGGATCTCCTCCATTGCCATCTGGAAATCTTTGGACTTGATAGCCGTGTCAGAGACAAACAAACCGAGGCGGCGCAGCGCGCCCACATTGCCTTGATAGGCGCGTCCAAGGCTCAGTGCCACGGTTTGGACATCGCGCCCTGTCACTGCCGAGATGTCAAGCGCAGTGGACAGCAGCTGCTGAGACTTGGTCATGTCGCCAGTCACCAGCGCGAGGGACTGCAGCGCGGGCCGCAACTCATCGTCGGCAATGGCTGCCGTGTATTGCAGTTTTTGCAGGTTGGTTTCGACGGCCCCGATCTGCTCGGTGGTTGCCCCGGTGGTATTCCGCAGGGTGCTGGCCAGCAGACGCTGGGAGCGGGCATCCTCGTTGGCGGCCGTGATCGAGCGGCGAGCAATGTCGACGAGCGCACCAGCCGAAACAGCCGAGGCCACCTGACCCTTGGTCAATTCCTTCAAAGACTGCAGCGCGGATTTGACACCCTTGCCGTCGTACTCGGTCAGGATGGGAATGGAAATGGTCATCGGCGGCGGCCCTTCACGAGCTTCTTATTTGTCTTGGCTTCCAATTCTCGCACAAGGCCCAGCATTCGTTCCTCGAGTACCGGCAAATAGAATTCGATGCCCGGATACATATACCGAGACGGCCCCTTGTTTGGGCGGCCGCGCTGTGGGCGGGTGTGCGGAATGTCCACGAATTCGGCCAGCGTTTCCTCGAACCGAACTTTCGGGTTGCTGTTGCGTTTGCCAGCCATGTCGTAGATTGCACCGGCAGCGTCGGCCTGCATGATGGCAAACATCCTGTAAGACTTGCCGACCCGGGTGCGCTTCGTCGGGCCACCCAGCTTGAACTTGATACTGCGTCGAGCTTTGCGGGCATCCCAGCGCACATTGCGGCCCCGCACCAAAGACCCGCGATTCATGCCGACGAGCGGCCGGTCGGATTCGCGCCAGCCGTCAGACTGGTGGTCAAATTCCTTCTTTGCCGAGACAACAGCGTCGGCGGCAAACACTCGGGCGCGCTTGCGGAAATCCTTCACATACTGCGGCTCGACTTTGCGTAGCTCTTTCAGCGTTTCCTCGAGACCCACAATTTTGATTTGTGTTGATGCGGTCACTGGTTTGGCTGGCTTTCTGCTATCGCTTGGTAGAGCGTTGCCACCAAAGTTGGGGGCATTGCTACTAGCTCTGTGTAGGGGATTCCTCTGAGGATGAGGCTGGCAAAGACGGCGTGGATGCCGTTTCGCCAAAAGGGATGGTCTCGATTTTGTAGCCGACGGCCTTGATGGTTTTGGCGTACTCGTCGAGGGATGCCGGGACAACCGCGCCCGTCTGCTTCGTAGCGATCCACGAAAGGCGGGTGAGAACGCGCGACGAAACGCGGTTGTCGATGGCATCAATCAGGGACATGGTCTCCAAGGTTTCGAATTCAAGCTGGCTGGCCATGCTGAGTTCGACTGTGTCTTGTGATCCATCAACCCGCACGGTGGTGATGTTCAAAAGAAACATTGGGTCAGCTGGTCGCCTTCGTCATGGTGCCACCGTTGAAAGTCAATGCCATGGCTGCCAGATCGCCGACCGCGCCCGCGACAGGCTGCGAGCCTTCGAGGTAGGTTCCGGCGATGGTGTACGACGGGTTCGTTGCGCTGACTGCGCCCGAGTCGGACTTGACGACGACCGTGGTGGTCGTGCCGACCAGCGGAAAGATGGTCGCTTCCGTCTTGGTCGCGGCAAAGTCCTGATTCAGGTTGACCGTGATCGTGTTGGACTGCAGGCCGCCCGTGAAGCTGTGGCCCGATGCGCCCATTGCGGTGGACTCGACTGCGTCGACCTTGTAGTCGACCGTGACGCTGGTGACATACGCCGAGAGGTCAACCGAGTTGATCGTCACGGACGCATTCTTGAGTACGAAAATTGCCATTACTCGGCTTCCTTCTTGCTAGTGGTTTTGGTGATGTGGCCCGACTCGAGCAGAGCTGCGATGTTGGTGCCTTCGAGTTCCTCGTCAGTGATCGAGTCTCCCGGGTTCTTGCCGGCAATGTTGTCGGCAACGACTTTGTAGGTGGCCATAGGGTTCCTTAGTTGCTTGCTGGGTAGTTGACGGACACGGTGACACACGGCAGCTCTTGCGAACCGAGCGAGTATGACCCGGACTGTGCGCTCGTGGCGGGGACTGCGTCGATGATGGTGTCCACCATGTCGTTGAGTTCCCGCATCGCGTCGAGGTTGCCGGGGGGTGGAACCAGAGCAATGACGGGATACTCGACCAACAGCTGGCCGCCACGAATGGACGACACTTGAACGCTGCCGGGTTCGACGATGACGACACCGGGTCGGGCGTTGCGGGAGTCGTTCACGACCACCAGCCCTGCCGTTTCCAGTGCCGACACCAGATCGTCGTAGGAATCATTCAGACGGCCCATCATCCGACCTGCGGGCGGTTACAGCCCCACAGCCTGAGGATTTCGCCCATCGAGGCAACGGCCGGTGACCCGCCCGCATAGGCCTCGAAGCTCTGGAACGAGTCAACCGAGCCGCGCTGACGGTACAGGCTGCCCGCGTACATGCGGGTTCCTAGGGCAATGTCCGCACCCGGCACCGTCGACAGGGAGTCCGTGTAGCCGGATTCCTTGCGCCGACGGTACGCAAGCGCGTTTGCCGCATCCGTGCATGCGGAAACGAAATCGAGGTCGTTTGCTGTTGCCGGGGCGATGCCCAGCCAGTCCAGCACATCCTGATCGGTGATCCATGTGCAGACGGGCGTGTAGCTGATAGTCCCGGTGGCGGCTTCGCGGTCGAGGTCGTCGTACGCACTGAAGAACAGCACCTGATTCTCGATGATAATCGAGCTGTCAAATTCCAAGTCGCCTTGTTCGTCGAGGCCGACGAAGTAGTACGGCTCGGTCGAGATGACTTTGTGTGTGCCGTTCAGGTTGTTCCCGGCAGACGCGATGACGATGCTGTCAGCGGTTTGGATGTCCGTGGGTACAAAGGTTTGCACCACGGCAACACCGTCTCTGCGCTCGTTGAACGCTAGATCGTATGTTGCCATGGTGTTCCTTCAGTCCGTTTCGTCAGATCAGGTGAGCTTGACGAACTTGGTTGCGTCGACCATCTTGGTGGCAAAGTAGCCACGGAATGCGATGGTGCGGCTGAGCGTGGACGGTGCGTCGATGCTGATGGCACCCTTCGGCTGCTCCCAGATCTGGTAGCCGGACGGGTCACCGACGATGACGGTGTCGGCGGCGAAACCGCGGTCGACGACGACGGTGAGGCCGAATGCCGAGCCGTTGCCGAATGCGGCCGACGGGGTCTGCGAACCGTATGCGTTCATCGGCATGGTCGGAGCGAGCAGCGGACGGCCGGTCGTGTCGACGAGCTTGCCGAGGTAGCCGAACATGTTCGGGGAGACGAACAGGTGCGTCGGGACATTGCCGTTCGAGTTGTTGATGATCGTGACGGCTGCGTCGTAGATGTCGGACACCCACTCGGACGGGCTGGTCGGGTCGGTCAGCACTGCGGACTGCGA